CATATGCTTTTTTTGGTTTTTTTGTAAAACTATTTTTGGTGTATCCCATTTCTAATAATCTTTGCTGATTATTAGTTTTTTCTTCAAACTTTTTCCCATAATAATTTGTATTCGCACCCCCCGCACCAGTTCCATTATTGATAATTACTAATTGCGGCTTTTCTTTTGTTGCGTTCAATTCACTCATATTTGTATAATAATGTAATACTTATTTGTTTAAGTATTACAAATCAATTTTTTTATTAATCAATTTTTTTATTAATCAATTTTATGAAAAAATAATTCAATAATATAAATGCCTTCTCATAAAAGTAATGATTATAAATTAACGGCAGTTCAATATTATTTAGTTGAAGATAAAACACAAGAAGAAGTTTGTAAAATATTCAAATGCACCCCAAGAAGTTTAATGCGTTGGGTTGAAAGATACAAAAAATGAAGGGAATGTTAATATTTATGTTTAGTTTTGACTTGCGAGATAGAAATAAGTGTGAAAGCGGCTTTGGTTTGAGCACTGTGTTCAATAAACTATCTCACATTTACAATAATAATAAGAATACTTCTCTATTATTATTTTTCAGTAACACACATATTTAAGCAGCTAATTTAAGACCACCTATTAAGTTTGCACCAATACCAAACCCGGCACCACCTCTTGCAGATTGTCCCATTGATGGAATGAATACATCTAACACTGCGAAAGTAGCAGCCGCAGTTAGAGCAATAACAATTACTTCCTCAATGTTAGGTTGGTTTTTAGGAATAGCAAAAGCAGCTAAAGCAACTACCAAACCTTCAATTAGGTATTTGATAGCACGTTTTACAAGTTCAGTTAAATCAAGCATCTATATTATACATTACGAAAATAAAATAACAACTACCAAAAAATACTTAAATACATTGGCTTATAAAGTAATATATATATGTCTTCGTTTGAAACAAAAACCTTAGAAAGCGGCTTACCAAATCCTAAATACATTGATTTATGTGATGAGGACCAACCAATTGCCGGTCAAAAATTTGCGTGTATGTCATTTGTATCACCAGAAAAAATCTTAAAAAACAGGGAAGTTTATATGTTTGACCAATTTATTAAAAATTGGGATTTTTCTAAATCCATGGAACGATATTTCGAGTTTGTCCATTTTATCGCATATAAATACAATCTTAAGGTAGACGCTCTAATAGAAGATTTCAATGAATTTGTTAAAGAAGAATCTTCTAAATTAAAAAAGAGTGGGGTTGAAGATGACTATAAAAATTTCATTGATAAACAAGAAGAAAAAATTACTGAAAGATTCAATCGTGAACATTCATTTCAGACATCTGTTCGTGGACTAAAAGTACGTGGTGTATACAATAGTCAAGAGGAAGCAGAAGAACGCTGTAAGGCATTACGTGAACGTGACCCAAATCATGACATTTATGTTGGTCCGGTTGGGACGTGGATTCCTTGGGACCCAGATGCGTATAAAACAGGTAGAGTTGAACATATGGAAGAAGAATTGAATGCACTACATAAAGAAAAAATGAAGAACGAAGAGCAAGCAAAGAAAGAGTTTGAAGAGCGTATCCGTGAAACAAAACGTAAGGCTATCATGGAAAACATAGAAAAAGCAAAATCAAGTGGTAATATCCTGACCCAGACAATTGATGATGAAGGAAATTTACAGGGTGTAATTGAAACAGTTAATTTTGAAGACCGTGAAGCAACAACTCCGGAGACTACACAAATGCATAATGATACATTAGTTAAAGAGTTAACAAACAATAGTGAAGGTAATAAAGAAAAATCAGAGTAAATCGATGATTTAGAGTAAAATTGAAACGTATTTTTTCACATAACTAACAGCACCGAAAAAATAATAATAAAAAATGAGAACAATATCATTGGAAGAAAGAAAACTACGTCAACAAGCTTCTCTGGACAAGAAGAAGAAAGTGAGAAAAAATAATAGAAAAAGAAACAAAATAACACCTGATGAGATAAGCGAAAATGAAATAAATATCTTCTATATCTTGTTAAAAAAAGAAATAATAAAAACTAAACATAGTGGTTATTATTTACACTTGACAAATAGGAACAATGTAGTAAATAACAGTAAACAACACAAATTCAACTTATTGAAACAATGCTTAAAAAACGAATTTTATTCGAAAGGATTAAAAGAAGAGTTCTTGAATTGTTTTCAAATAGCACAAAATAAATATCACGCATTAAATAGGCTCTTTCATATTTATAAAGTAAATAACGGGGAGTATAGAAACACTACGGACATGTTGTTTGAAACTATTGATGCTACAACACGAAACATAATTATAGTATTAGAAGGAACAAGTAAATATTTGTTTCGTATCCATGAAATAAATAAAATATTCAAAAATGCTTTATGTAATTGTGATGATTATGATACTATATTACCTTTGCCATGTAAAAATCCCTATAATAATAATATATTCACAAAATGTCAGCTTATAAATATATATATTCAACTTCTGTATAGTACACAACAAATATACCCTTTAATCACTGAATATTATAATTCTGGGTTCAATTTAAAGGTATTTTATAAAACAAATTACAGTAACATAAATTCTCAATTCATAACGGCTAAATATAACGAGGTAATGCATTTTGATACTAAAACAATAAATGAGGTAAGTACTATGTTACACTTTATAGATAATGTTACATATGGAGATATCAGATTCCCAATTTCTACCGAGGTATGTAATGATATGAAGCCATTCTTGAAACTATTCTATACATTCTATCATGCCTCAGATAGATACGTTAAACATCGCGCATTACAAGAATTAAAATATCGTATGAAAAAAGTACTGGTTTATAATCCGAATTATGGCCTTAAACAAAGAAAGAAATCAAACGATTTAAACCGTTCAAATAAACAAGAAGATGATGAATACTTTGTTAACATAGAAAGAGTACCATTTAAATACAATAATAAATTTGAGAGTTACGATTCTTGTCACGAATGCAATGATTTTGTTTACAATGAAGAGTTCCCTTATAGTGATAGAACAGACCACCCCACTTATTCTCATCGTCGTGTACGTGGCCGTATGCTAGATGAGAATCTTATTATGAACTTGCATGACGAGATGGAATTAGAGGAATCATCTGAAACAGATGACGATATGGAATTAGAGGAATCATCTGAAACAGATGACGATATGGAATTAGAGGAATCATCTGAAACAAATGACGATATGTTAGCAGTTGTACAAAATAGCATTAGCGGAACAGACCAACCCACGGAATTACAGGAATTAGCAGGAACAGACCAACCCATGGAATTACAGGAATTAGCAGGAACAGACCAATCCATGGAATTACAGGAATTAGCAGGAACAGACCAATCCATGGAATTACAGGAATTAGCAGGAACAGACCAACCCATGGAATTACAGGAATTAGCAGGAACAGACCAACCCATGGAATTAGATGAATTCGATGAATTAAATAATGAAATACGAGAACTACGTGAATGGTTAGGCACATTTGATAATGAACTACCCAATGATGTTAGCTATGAATTACAGGAATGGTTTGATAATTTTCACGATAATGATATTACTGAATATGGAGGAAATAGAGAAATATATAATGAAACATCAAATGAATATCAACATCCAATACAAGATAACTATGAAAACGCATATGATAGAGCAAGTAATTTAATCGAAGATAGAAGTTTATTTCCAATGGACTTATACACGATTATACAACCGACAAATGAAGCACCAATATTCACAAATGTATTGAGTACCAGTATGGTTGGTATATGGTCAGAAAATTACAACAATGGAGACAACAATGGAGACAACAATGGAGACAACAATGGAGACAACAATGGAGACAACAACTAAATTTATTTTGATAATATTACCATTTACTTTTCTTTACATTAATAGTCGGTGTGTTTTTTTTTTTGCTTTTACTTGGGTCATACGCATCGTCCTCATCGTCCGACCCCATATTTTTAGATATTTCCCAGAATTCTTTTGAACCTAATCTAAATTTTGGATGATTATCAGCTTTATACCAAAAAATTTGATCGTTGAGTTTATTTGATTTAGCATTGTTATTAATTACTAAACACTCATAATTTTCTGTAGTCTGGTCCATTACCGAACAGAACGATTCAAGTGTAGGAAACATACTGGCATAGTTTTCCCATATACGCTTGCGATTTGTTAAATAAGGTTCTCTTAATATGAATACATAATCAATGTTTGTTCTTAAATTTGGCGGAATACCTAATGGATATTGCATAGTTATAATTAACATGATTTTCCAATGTCGTCCATTCATAAAAAGCAACCTCATCATCTTATCTCGTGTCCACGATTGGTCATATAAACAGTCATCTAAAATTACAAATGCACGAGGGTCAATTTTTGTCCTATTATATGCCGACATTTCCTTATTCATTTGTTTTAAAGCTGTTTTTTGACGACGCAATATATTCTCAATCAACACTGTATTGTATTCTTCATGAATGAACAATCGTGGGACATGTTCAGAGTAAAAACCATTACCTGCTTCTGTTCCTGAAATTACAGTCCCAATAGGTATGTCTTGATGGTAATATAATAGGTCCCTAACGAGGAACGATTTACCAGTATCACGACGACCAATCATTACAATTACAGGCCCTTTATTCTCATTTGGTTTAAATGTTATTTCTTTCATGTTGAATTTCTTTAATTCTAAAGACATCCGATAATAGTTTATAATGTATCTATAGTTTTATTTTTCCATACAAACGACAGATGATAGTTCAATCGTGTTTAACTAAAATAATTTAAATATATTTAGGAATATAAATAGTATAGTTCGCAATATGAATGAACCAAAAACAACACAATTCAATGTGAAATTAGAATGTAATACTAACATCCCAATAATGGACATAAAAAACGATTGTTATATTACGCAATTATGTGAGAGTGAAAATAATGTAATTAATTGTTTACAGTTATACAATCCATTGTATACTGTTATTAAAGACGTTTCTTATAATGTCGATAATAGGTCATTGAACCACAAATATAATTTACATACACAAGATAAAATCTACAGATTAGAAGATGGCATCGAAAAATGTATTGAAGCTCCAGTATTTATCAAATATTCCCCACTATTAGACCCATTACATTACATGATTGGAAAGTACGACAACGAAAAGGGTATCTTACGTAATCTACCAAATGAACACAAAGTGTTGAATAACAATGACAACAACCTACACAAGAAAATAAAAGACCCAAACAACTCATCATATATTGATGGTTTTTTTTGTTATTTAACAAGTATGATGAAACATAAACATGGATTTGTTCATGGATTAGATTTTTATGGTTCTTATCTTGGTATTCAGGATTATTTCAAAGTAGACCTGGTAGACGATATTGAATACTTACAAAATTATAATTTTTTTCATAATAACCTCGGAAAATTATTTTACATTAATTCCGATGATGTTAATAAAACAATGCAAGATGGAACACGAAGCCATAGACCACAAATAAGTGTAGATTCATCAACTAATTTGGTATTAAGTGATATTGAAGTATTCAGCCTAATGGGAACTGCGAATAACGCAGAAAATACACCAGATACAGCAATTGAAGAAATCTATAAAAGTGAACATATTTCAAATTGTAATGAAAGTGAAAGTGAAAGTGAAAGTGAAAGTGAAAGTGAAAGTGAAAGTGAAAGTGAAAGTGAAAGCGAAAGCGAAAGCGAAAGCGAAAGCGAAAGCGAAAGCGAAAGTGAAATAGTATATGATAATGAATCTATAAACAGTGAAGATACGTGTGAATACAGTGATAACGATATTCCAATATATGGGTATATTAAAGACTATCCCGTAGAACTAATATGCATTGAAAAGTGTGATGATACACTCGATTCACTATTAGAAACGGGATATGTGGAATCCGAGAATGGAATAGCATATTTGTTTCAAATTATTATGATATTGATTACTTATCAGAAATGTTTTTCTTTCACACATAATGACTTACATACAAACAATATAATGTACGTTCATACTGATGAACCATACTTGTACTATCAATATAACAATAAGCACTACAGAGTTCCAACCTATGGGAAAATATTAAAAATAATTGACTTTGGTCGGGCCATTTATAAATTTAAAGATAAAATACATTGTAGTGATTGTTTTGATTCAGACGGAAATGCATATTCACAATACAACTGTAATCCGTATATAGATGAATCCAAACCAATAATTAGACCTAACCCCAGTTTTGACTTATGTAGATTAGCGTGTTCTATGTATAGTTTTTTAATGGACAATTCACCAAAAAATCATGACATATGTGAGATATTAAATAAATGGATTAGAGATGATAAAAACAAAAACATTCTTTACAAGAAAAACGGGGACGAACGATATCCTGATTTTAAGTTGTATAAAATGATCGTACGTATTGTCAATAAACATACCCCACAAGAGCAACTTAATGACCCATATTTTTCGCAATTTGAAACACAATTTGAGACAACCCCCGAATTAATAATGAACATAGATGAATATCCTGCATATAACCAAACAAATGAGTATTAGTCATAATTTTTTTTTTTCCATTCTTGTTGTGTCCGATAGTTGTGTATATTATTATTATTTAGAAATAGTTTTACTGGGTCACAATTTTGAACCCAATACTTTTTAGGAATAAGTTCAGTTAGCAATAATGGTCGCATCTTGCTATTTTCACAAGAAGACTTGATATGGTCAATCTCTATATCGCGCAATAAGCAGTTAGTTTCGTTGTGCCCGATCATTCTACAATATGAACACTGTTGTTGATATTGTAATAACTTACGGAAATAAGATGTTCTTTGTCGGGAATAGGAGGTTCTTGGTCGGAAATAGGAGGTTCTTGGTCGGAAATAGGAGGTTCTTGGTGACAGGGTATTATTATTATATATATAATCTGATTTTGTCATTTGTTAGTTACGTGTTAGATGGCTTGTTGTAATTGTATTTTTCAATTTTACATCTATACAGTTTCAAAATCAACAACATACAATGTGATATCATCACATGTATTTACTAATAAATTCGTCAAGCGTCACAATAGGGATATTCAACTCCTTTGCTTTTTTAAT